ATAATCGAATAGGACAATTCGATATGAGCGGTTATAATCTAAAAACTGCTCGGAGATCTTTAAATATTTTATTTTCTGAATGGGGAAATAGAGGTCTTCATTATTGGGAAGTAGCAAATACAAATATCACTTTGGTAAATGGAACTAGCGAATATGTTTTGTTTAGATCCACGGGCGACGGTAATTCAAACGGAGTAACTACTACCTTATCCGCAGCCATAACTACAACTGCACAAACTACAGGAATTACATTAGCTTCAAAAACAGGAATGCCAACTTCAGGCACGATTAATGTTGGATCTGAAAATATTAGTTATACAGGATTTAATAGTTTAGAATTAACAGGAGTTACAAGAGGAGTAAATGGAACTACAGCTGCCACTCACAGTAGCGGAGCTGCAGCAACTAATTTTGTAAATGGTGCTGCTGAAGTTTTAGAAATGTCTTATAGAAATGCATCTAATGTTGATGCACCTTTAGAAAAAATATCTAGATCTCAATATCAAGCTTTATCTAATAAAACTGCAACAGGTCAACCATCACAATATTATATTCAAAGATTAATAGATAGAATTATAATTAGATTATATTTAACACCTAGTAATACTGAAAATGGAAATGTAATTAATTTTTGGTATGAACAAAGAATACAAGATTCAGGTGCTTACACTAATGCAACAAATGTACCGTACAGATTTGTTCCATGTATGTGTGCAGGATTAGCTTATTATTTAAGTTTAAAATATGCACCAGAAAAAACACAAAACTTAAAACTATTATATGAGGATGAGTTGAGTAGAGCTTTAGAAGAAGATGGTTCGTCTACGAGCACATATATTTCTCCTAAAACTTACTACCCAACAACTTAATTATGAGTAATTTATCAAAAGGAAAATACGCATTATTTATTTCAGATCGATCGGGATTGGCTTTTCCTTATCGAGAAATGGTAAGAGAATGGAATGGTGCTAGAGTTCATACTTCTGAGTTTGAACCTAAACAACCACAATTAGAACCAAAACCGTACACTGCAGATCCTCAAGGTTTACCTCATCCAAGACCTGCAAGAGTAGAACCTCCAACTGTAGATTTTTTAAACGATGATCCTTTTACAACTATTGGATCTTCAACTTTAGTTACTGTAGCTCAAACAAACAGCACAATGTTAACAGATGATGCTGTAAGATTTCAAGCAGTTAAAAGCCCTGTCGGAGGAGTTACAACAAACACCTTACAATTAGGGACAACTTTAAATGGAGATGTTACGACAACAGCCAACACTATAGTTTTAAATGATACTTCTATTTTTCCAACTTCAGGATTTGTGGTAATTGAAAAAGTTCACGCTCAAGACGGTACAATTGATGCTGGAAGAATTGAAGATGAAACTGTTCAATACACAGGAGTTTCAGGAAGCAGTTTAACAGGATGTATTAGAGGAACAGCTGCCCCGTTTAGAGGAAAAACTCCACCTAACACAACAGCTAGAACTCATTCAAGCGGAGCTAAAGTGTTTGGAAGCTATAAAATAACAATGATTGAATCTTCTATTCCTTACACAGGACAACCATCAACTTTACCTAGAACTAATAGTTTTACTTTTAATTTAAAATCTAACGCAACATCAACAGAAACGGGAGGCGGTCTTGAAGTTTTGGTAGGACCTGTTAATGTAAGAGCATGACATACGATGAATTAAAAACAAAAATTAGAGACTACACAGAAGTAGACAGTAATGTTTTTACTGATACTATTATAAATGGTTTCATTGAAGATGCTGAATTTAGACTACTTAGAGAAGTTGATTCTGATAATAATAGATTTTATGCTACAGCTACTTTGACTGTAGATCAGAGATATGTTCAAACTCCCGACGATCTTTTAATAGTTAGATCTGCTCAAATTGTAGACTCGAGTGGTGTAGGAGCAGGTACTGAAAGAGACTTCCTAGACTATAGAGATACCAATTTTATGGCAGAATATAACAAATCTGATGCTACAGGAGTTCCAAAATACTATAGCTACTGGGATGAAGAGCATTTGGTTTTTGCCCCGGTCCCTAATGCTACTTACTCAATTCAATTAAATTATATCTTGAAACCACAAGGATTATCTAGTACAAATGCTACTACATACTTAAGTAAAAAATTTCCCAACGGCTTATTGTATGCTTGCCTAGTAGAGGCATATGGATTTTTGAAAGGTCCACTTGACATGCTCCAACATTATGATAAAAAATACGTTGAAGCAGTTAAAGGATTCTCAATTGAGCAAATGGGAAGACGAAGACGAGATGAATATCAAAGTGGTGTTCCTCGAATTGGAAAACAATAAGGAGTTTTTATGGCAATAACACAAGCAGTATGTAGCAGTTTTAAAAAAGAACTTTTAGACGGAGACCACAGTTTCAAACAAACAGGTGGAGACACTTTTAAATTAGCTCTTTACACATCTTCAGCAACTTTAAATGCAAACACAGCAACTTACTCAACCAACCCAGGCGGCGGATCTAATACTGAAGTAGCAAACTCAGGTACTTACTCAGCAGGCGGTAAAGCATTAGTTAACACTGGAACTTCAGTAGCTTCAGCAGTAGCAATAACTAACTTTTCTAATTTATCTTTCACAGGAGTAACTATCACAGCAAGGGGTGCATTAATCTACAACACAACTATGGGAGCTGGTTCAGGTACAACTGACGCCGTAGTAGTTTTAGATTTTGGTAGTGATAAAACTGCAACTTCAGGAACTTTTACAATTCAGTTCCCAGCATTCACAACAGCAGCAGCGATATTAAGAATATCCGGATAATAGGAGAAACCTCCTATGGCGGATAAAACTTACACAGTCACAGTCGCAACGGGGCAACTGTATAATGGCGGTGGCGCAACAGGTAATGTTTATTATCTCGACGGTGTTCGTGATATGGATATTGTGTGGACGCAAGGTGCTACATTAAGATTTAATCAAGACGCTTCATCAAACGATAATCATCCATTATTATTTACAAATGATTCATCAAATCCTAACTCTGGAAGAATAGAAACAGGAGTTGTTTATAATTTAGATGGATCATCAGTTCCTTATTCTGATTACGCTAGTGGAACTTTTAATTCAGCAACAACTCGATATGTAGAAATTACACCCGCAAGCGCACAAGATCTCTTTTACTATTGTTATTATCACGGAATAGGAATGGGAGGAGAACTAGATATTGTTAATGATGCATGGGGATCTTTAAGTTGGAGTACAGGTCCTTGGGGTAATCAAGATGATTTATCATTAACACTTACAGGACTTCCATTAAGTTTAAGTTTACAAAATGTTACAGCCACAGCAGAAGTAAATTCTGGTTGGGGAAGATCTACATGGGGTGCTTTAAGTTGGGGTGTAAGTTTTGCTAACGAAACAGCACAGCCAACTGGAATAGGCATGACCGCCACTTTAGGTGATGAAACAACAGCTGGAGAAATAAATAAAGGTTGGGGCAGAGAAGCTTGGGGTCGACAGGTTTGGGGAGATAATGAAAATTTTGTAGATGTTGATGTAACAGGAATTAGTTTAACAGCTAACCTTGGATCAGTAACAATTAGTGGTGAAATAAATATTGGTTGGGGCAGAAAAGAATGGGGAGAATTAGGTTGGGGTGTAAATACAGCAACCGCCAATGCTTCACCAACAGGAATTGGTTTATCCTCTTCTTTAGGTTCAGTATCTTTAACAACTGAAGTAAACACTGGTTGGGGCAGACAAACTTGGGGTGATTTAGGTTGGGGTATACCTGGAACTACAATCGCTCAAGGTTTTAGTTTATCTGCTAGTCTTGGTTCTGTAACCGCAACTGCTGAAGTAAATGCTGGTTGGGGCAGAAAAACTTGGGGTGAAGGTTTATGGAATAACGATGGAGACAATGTTGGTGTAGCAACAGGATTTGGATTAACTTCAACAGTTGCTGATGTAGGAATATCTACTGAAATTAACGTAGGTTGGGGAAGATCTACATGGGGTGCTTTAGACTGGGGTGGAGTATCTGATTCTATACAAGTAGCACCTACAGGAATAGGTTTAACAGCCTCTTTAGGATCTGGTATTTATACTCCAAATACTATTGCCTCTCCTACAGGAATAGCCTTGACAAGTGCAGTTGGTAGTGTAAGTTTAACAGGAACGGGGACGGTAAGTTTAACTGGAAATAACTTGACAACGTCTACTGGATCGCTTAATGCTTTAATCTGGGAAACCGTCAATACCGGCACAACCGCTACTTGGAAAGAGGTTGACACCGCAGCTTAAATTTAATAAAAATAACAAATCGGAGTAAATAATTATGGCGAATTCAACATCAAGTTTTTTAAAACTTACAGTTCAAGCAACCGGTGAAAACTCGGGAACTTGGGGACAAATTACAAACACAAATTTATTAATCGTAGAACAAGCAATTGCTGGTTATGAAGCAGTAGCTCTTAATGCTACAACAGGTGCAACATTAACAGTTTCTAATGGTGCGGTTTCCAATGGAAAAAATGCAGTATTACAATTAACTGGAACTATTACAACAAACGTTAACGTAGTTGTTCCTGTAGTAGAAAAAGTTTACATCGTAGACAATGCCACTTCAGGCGCTTATTCAGTAACAGTCAAAACATCTTCAGGATCTGGAGTAGTATGGGCTGCAGCTGACAAAGGCACGAAGATGGTCTATGGTGATGGTACGAACATTGTGGACACAGCTTTCACAGAATTATCTTCAGACTTCTCACCGCAACTTTCAGCTAACTTAGACACTAATGGTCAAAATATTATTATTGATAATACAAAAGCTATTTTAGATGAAAACTCTAATGAGCAAATTAAATTTGCTACAACAGGTTCAGCTGTTAACGAATTTTCAGTTACCAACGCTGCATCAAGCGGCAGTCCTGCACTTTCAGTAACAGGTGGTGACACAAACGTTGACATGACGTTAACACCAAAAGGAACTGGTAGAGTTACAATTAATGGTGGTGGAAAAATTCAACAAATAGCAGAAAAAGTAACTATAGCTGCAACGGGTACAACAGGCGTAACTAACTTTGATGTAGTTACACAATCTGTTCTTTACCATACAACAGCAGCTGCTGGTAACTTTACAGTTAACATTAGAGGTGATGGTTCTACAACTTTAAACAATATTATGGACACAAATGAGTCAATCACAGTTGCTTTCTTAGTAACAAATACAGGCTCACCATATTATCAATCAGCTTTTACAATTGACGGATCAAGTGTTACTCCAGAATATCAAGGTGGAGCTGCACCTTCAGCTGGTAA